GTTTTGATTCCGTGGTTTGGATCAAATGTTGAAATAGTGGCTCTCATTTTTGTTCTCCTTTCTTGTTTGATTTACCTAATATAACAATGGTAGCTCGAAGGGGGGTAAATGTCAACACAAATCGACGCAGAAAGATAACAATCAGAGATGAAAAGCGGCGGCGGGGGGTTTTTCCTTTCAATTTCTCAGCTTGCAAAAATCATGGAAAAAGGGCGTCATTTTCTCCCGTTTTTGGATTATATTGGGCGGGTAAAATTTAAAGTGCTTTTATTCAAAGGTGCGCTAAGTTTTTGTTATGTCCGGTGTTTTTCTGGACCTAGTTTGAAATCAACAGCATAAAAAGGAAAGAGCAAAATGGCCCGAGCTAGAAATATTAAACCCGCTTTCTTTGATAATGATGATCTTGCAGAAAACGAACCGCTCGGTCGTCTATTGTTTATCGGCATGTGGACTATTGCTGACTATAAAGGCGATTTTGTATGGCGCGAAAAGCGAATAAAAGCAAAGCTTTTGCCGTACGACGATTGCGACGTTCGAAAACTCGCGATTAATCTCGATAACTCTGGATTTATTCGGTTCTATTCTGAACAAGGTGCGATATATTGCAACATACCCAATTTTAAGGCGCATCAGAACCCGCACAAAAACGAAAAAGAAAATGGAAGTAAAATCCCAGCCTACACCGAAGATATGCGGCAAGTCTTTCTTTATCAAGGGTTCACGATTAATCGCGATAAAAACGGAACTGTTCCAGATAAAGTCGGAACTGCTCCGGCTGATTCCCTATTACTGATTCCCTCTTACCCGAATCCCGAATCCCAAAAGGCGGGGGAGGCGGAGGGGACATACCTCGCGTGCGCGCGCGAAACGACGGGTGACGCCGCCGCCCCCACTTCGCTTTACAGCGATGAAAATCTCATGCTCCGAACAGGGGCGGACGATATAAAACCGCAGCAAGAGTCAAAAGCATATGCAAGGAATGAAGATAGCGGGGTCAACCACGGAAGCAATGGCTCCGGTATTCCTTGCCCGTATGAAAAGTTGGTGGAAATCTTTCACAGAACAATGCCAAACAACCCGGAAGTCTTGATACTTACGAACCAAAAGAAGGTGATAATTAAAGCCGGGTGGGATGCAGCCGCGACGAGTTTGCTCAAAAAATTCTTTGAATATCAAACAGTGGAGAAAGGCTTGGAAGAATGGGAGGACTTCTTCAAACGATGCAACCAAGTGCCTTTTTTAATCGGCCAAGGCAAAATAAGAAAGGGCTGGGATTCGCCCTTTATGCCAACATTCGAATGGTTTTTTGACTGCAAAAATATCGAAAATATTTTGACGCAAAAATACACCCGCTGAAAAACATAATTTATTTTTGACACTAAACCCCGTGTACCTTTATCATTCATAATTCAAAGCAGGGACAATGACAGATTTTTATGATTGCAACGATTCAACAGACAGCAGGCTCCAACTTTCAGAAACAACCGTGGTGGGGGCGTTACTCATTGATAATGATTGCTATGAACTTATCGAGGATTTAGCAGTCGAGGATTTCTATCGTTCTGATAATAGGTTTATATTTGGGGAAATAACGGCAAAAATTAAAGCGGGCGAACTGGCTGACGTTGCAACCCTTTTTGATGATTTATCGACCAGGAAGCCCGAAGAATTCGAAAGAATCGGCGGCATAAAATTTTTAACTGACGCAAAAGACAGCGTAAACACCACAAAAAACATAAAAGTGTGGGCGGATACCATCAAAACGGCGTCCAAACTGCGCAGAATGGCGATCATTAGCGCCGACATAAACGACTTAATAAGGACCGGAACGAAGCTGGAGACCATAGCCGAAACGGTTGACAAAAAAATGCTGGAAATCCTTGAAAATACCAAACAACCTGAGACCGTGGCGCTGGCATCAGCCATTGCCGAGGCAGTTGATTGGGAAGACTTGGATCAAAAGTACACGAATACTGGCCTGCGTGATTTGGACCGGATGATAACCGGGCTGGTCGATACCAATCTAACCATAATCGCAGGCAGACCCAGCAGCGGCAAAAGCAGCCTGGGAATGCAAATCGCCGAACACGTTGCGCTGACAAAGCCGGTGATTATCTTTTCGTTGGAAATGAGCAGGCGGGAACTGGCAACCAGGGGCTTGCGTTATCACACTTCGGTCATTGGCCGGTCGGAGGCGGTGCGGCATTTGAGCAACTTGCAAATGTTTATCAATGACAAGGGTGGCGTCACGTTAAGCCATGTGCGAAGCCATTGCCGTAAAATCCAACACCAATACGGCCTCGGGTTGGTTGTGGTGGATTATCTCCAATTGATGACGGGTGAAGGGGACAACCGCAACCAGGAAATCGGTTCTTTGAGTCGCGGGCTTAAAAACATCGCCAAGGAATTCAATGTGCCCGTTATTGCATTATCTCAACTGAGCCGGAAAGTTGAAGAACGGCTGGATAAACGGCCACTTATGGCAGACTTGCGCGATAGTGGCGAAATTGAACAGGACGCCGACATGATTCTTTTCGTTTATCGTGAAGATATGTACCAACAAGGCACAGACCTTACAGGGATTGCCGAGATAATTTGCCGGAAAAATCGCAACGGCGGCGTCGGCGATGTTCAGACTCGGTGGGATGGGCCGCTTACCCGCTTCTTGGATTTTGACGGCATGAAGATTACCCCGCCAAAAAACCGCAAGGTTTCAGATATTTTTGATAAAAAACAAGACCCTTATTAAGATGAAACCAATCACCCATGAAGCCCGCGATAAAGTCTACGGAGAGCGCGCTGAGGAATACGGCGAAGCAAGTAAGTACATGCCCATGGTCGCGGGCCTTTGGTCGCAGTATACCGGCACAGAATTGAACGTGACCGACGTTTGCGTCATGCTTGCCATGTTGAAAATGACTCGGCTCAAACATAACCCGGATCATCGAGACAGCAAAATCGATATCTGCGGATACATGGAAGTGAGCGAGAAAGCCAAACAACCCGAAGCCGCCGCAACTACTCCCAACATAATTGCCGATGCTGTTTCTAATGGCGCTACTTAATAACTAATATACCCCCGCGCCCCCGCCTCATTTATAATTCCGCGCTTGAGCCAGCGCGAATTAATCTACCTATCCACTAAGCAATCCCGCCAATATGCAAAAGAATGCATAGACCGTGCGCCGGATGATTTTCTGTGCGAAATCAAACGCAGAACCCGAACACTGGACCAGAATGCAAAAATGTGGGCAATGCTTGGCGAAGTATCCTGTCAGGTTGATTGGTACGGGCGCAAACTCAGCGCCGAAGATTGGAAACACGTTTTCACAGCTTCCCTTATGCAAATGGACACAGTGCCTGGAATCGATGGGGGTATTGTTGTTCTCGGGCAATCCACAAGCAAGATGACTGTGGCACAAGTTCGTGACCTGATAGAATTGATTAGCGCATTTGGCGCGGATAAAGGCGTCCGGTTTCATGAGCCGGATGAGATACCAAGATTACTCAGAGGATAACCCCGAGCAAGTGACAGTCAGGAATCGCAAACTGTTAGACCTGGCACACGGTATGCCATGCTTCGCTGATTTTCCACACAAGTGCCACAGTTGGCTAGGGTGCGACCCCGCGCATTCAGATTCACAGATTTTCGGGCGCGGACATGGGCACAAATCCCACGACTTTGCTTTTGCTAGTCTTTGCAACGAAGCGCACCAGATGCTTAGCCGATTCGACCGCGAAGAAAAGTTTTATGCCTTTCTTCGTGCATACGTCAAGACCCAAGAGCACTTATGGGAAAACAACCTAATCCAAGTCACTCCAAAGAAATAATGCCAGATTTAAAACAGTTAGACATTGATGCCGGGCACATGCTGTGTAAAGAATGCCGCCAGCGGGTTTTTGTTCTCACGCCAACCACTAAGCTATACCTGGGACGGTGCGAACTATGTGACTGTTGGTCAGTCACGCTTGATGAATTCAACAAGGAACAGCTAAAAAAATCATGAAAAAACTAACCAAAGAATACGGGCCGATAGATGACAACGTGATCGCTGAAGCATTCGAGGGAACAGACTTCGGCGGCGAAGACCCTGCTTTTATTTTGAGGACCGGTGTTTTGAAATGGCTGGTTGGCTATCACAGCGGCGAAACATTAACGAAAATCATGACAGAAATGGACCTAGTCATAAACGGAGAGATAACCGAACGGGGCCGCTGGTTCTTGTATAACGCATTCAAAAATAAATAGCATGGAAAGACTTGAAATCAGTTATCTGAAACCGGAAGAGATAGCGCCATACCCGAACAATTCACGCACGCACAGCGACGAGCAAATCGAGCAATTAAAAAACTCGATTGAGACGTTCGGTATGTGTACCCCAATTGGGATTCATACCGGCGAAATAGTCTATGGCCATGCACGTTATGCCGCTTTGGTGGCGCTGGGTTATACAGAGATACCGACGGTCGATTTATCCCACTTGAGCGAAGACGAGAAGCGGGCGTACATCATCGCAGACAACAAGCTCGCGTTAAACGCTGGCTGGGATACCGACAAACTACTCGCCGAACTAGCCGAACTTGCCAATCACAATTTCGACCTGGACCTGACCGGATTTAGTGCGCACGAAATCGAACTGCTGCATCCGGAGATTATCCCGACTGAGTTTCAAGAAGACGAGATACCCGAAGTGGAGGCGGAGGCGATTAGCCGAAAGGGCGACGTCTGGCTTCTCGGTTCCCACAAAATCATGTGTGGCGACTCAACCAGCGTAACCGACTTGGAAAAGTTGATGAATGGCGAGAAAGCCCTCCTGCTTCACGCCGATCCGCCTTATGGCATGGGGAAAGAGAAAGACGGCGTTGAGAATGACAACCTGTATGCCCACAAGCTGGACGACTTCCAAATGGAATGGTGGGCGGTTTGTCGGTCTTTTGTTCACGATAACACCAGCATATATATTTGGGGCAATTCGCCGGACCTTTGGCGATTGTGGTGGACCCGTCTTGAGAAAAGCGAGAAATTCTATTTTTGCAACCAGATCGTATGGGATAAGAAGACCGTCCCAGGCATGAAGTCGGAGGGCTTGCTTGAATATCCAACCGCTACCGAGCACTGTTTATTCTTCAAATGCGGTCAGCAATTTATCGGCAACCTGAACTCGTGCGACTATTACGAAGGGTGGGAACCGATCCGTTCTTACCTCAAAGCACAGGCTGACGCTTGCGGCCTCACGCCATCAAAATCCAAAGAAGCAACCGGGGTACAAATGTATTCGCATTGGTTCTCAACAAGCCAATGGTCAATGATTGCGCGAGACCATTACGTAAGATTGGCGGAAGCTTACCCTGGCAACTTTACAAAACCGTATGAAGACTTGCGTAAGGAATACGACGCCATCAAAGGCGATGCCCGCAGCCACCACAACTTGATTCAAGGGGTTGGACGGTCTTTCTTTGATAATGCGCACGACATAATGCGCGATGTTTGGGAGTTCGAACGGGTTGTTGGTGAAGAGCGGCATGGACACGCAACCCCCAAGCCGGTCAAGATGATGCAGCGCATAATGAAGTCAAGCTTGCCACCCGATGCGCTTTGTCTTGAACCATTCGGGGGTAGTGGATCAACTTTGATGGGTGCAGAAGTGACTGGACGACGGTGTTATTCGATGGAATTAACGCCCAACTACTGTGATGTAATCGTCAAACGTTGGCAGAATCACACCAAAAAGGTGGCGATATTGGAGTCAACTGGAGAGGCTTTTCCGGGGGATGGTTACGAAGTTGAGCAAAGCGCACAGGAACACATATTCGGATGAAGATGCTAACCAATGTGAGGAATGCGTGGCGGCAGCAAGTTTACCATTCCATGGCATTTATAATTTTAGTTGCTTATGCTGTTGCGCAAGGTTGGTCGTGTCGGCAAGACCAGAAAGAAATCAGCAAGAAGCCATGTTTGCCTCAATCGCCAAATGTGAAATCGCCCCAAAACGTGAAGAAATAATAGATTATATGAAAAATAACTTTTAACGTGTTTTTCAGGGTTGTGGGGGGGATTTGTTTCAATCATGCGATGCTGACGCGCCGAGTGGTTGGGGTAGATTCCCCCCCCATATTTTTTGGAGGGAAAGACATGACAAACAAACGGAAATTACCGCATCAGGAAGAACAATTACCGGACATAGATCATGGTAGATGATAAAGAGAAAACAGAATTGAAATCGGAAATTTGGCCAAACCCAGGAAGTATTGAAGCAGTAACGCTTGGATGTTGCTGTCCAGAAATAGAGAATCACTATGGCGAAGGTATCGGGGAAGACGAAGACGGCAACAGGCTCTTCTGGTATTCCTCAGACTGTTTAATTCATTGTCCTGACTCCGCCGCAGCCTATAACGGAATGCATTAACAGACACGTCTCGCTTTGGGATTAATAAAAACAGAAAGCCTGGTGTGCATATCGGTTCCAGGAAACCCGGTTCCAAAAGGACGGCCTCGCTCCTATCGGCGCGGGAACACGCTCGGGCTATATACGCCCAAAGAAACCAAAGACTACGAAACCCTTATAAAGTTTTTCGCCTATCCTGAAATGCGGGGGCGGGGGCTGTTGAGCGGTCCAATCAATCTGCAGTTAAATTTACACTTCAGCATTCCAAGCTCATGGACCAGAAAGAAACATAACGAAGCCCTGTCACTAATTGAACGCCCCACGGTAAAACCGGACATCGACAACGTGTTGAAGGCATGGGGGGATGCGCTTAACGGCGTGGTATGGGAAGACGATAAACAGATCGTCGAGGTGATGGTTCGTAAGTTTTACAGCAAAGACCCAAAAGCCATGGCAATTATTTCGCAGATCGTAATCTCAGACGAAGAATAGCGGAACACAAAAAAATTTTATATTATTGATTTTCCAATGGTGGAAAATAAAGAGCAAAGGCGCATTTATGGGAATGACCTACATAGAATTAACCGATGAACAAGTCATACAGGTGGAGGCGTTGGCGGCGGTGCTCAACGCAAAACAAATAGCAGACTTTTTTGGTATCAATCGTGCAACATTCTACGGCATGATGAAGCGCCACCCCGAAATTGATCGACGATATAAGATGGGGAAGGCTAAATCCGACCTATTCGTTGCCAACACATTAATGGCCCAAATTCGGGCCAATGACGTTAGGGCGACTATGTTTTACCTTCGCACGCAATGCGGGTGGAGTGAGAAGATGACCCTCGACGCGAATATCACGCACAACCACGTAATGATTGTGCCTGCTATTAACCGAGACGCACTCGAAGACTGGGAAGAAAAAGCAATCGAAGGGCAAAGTGAACTGATAGCTAACGCTTAATGGCGAAAGTTATTTGGCGGCCATTA